CAGGTGATCCTGGATATCATGGTAAAAATAGAGCAAGAGATTACTCGAATGATGGAGTCGGTAGAGGAACTCCTCAACAACTAGCATTTGCGAAACATCTTGCAGAAAAATATGGTTCTTCTCTTACTCAATTGATTTATACTCCTCTTGGTTATGGTATTGCAAATAAGAAAAAAGTCGGATTAGATTATTGGGGTCCAGCAACAAATGCTCAGCATTATCACCACGTTCATGTTGCGTATGAAAGGGGCGGTGAAACTCTACCATATGAACACCTAGCAACTGTTGCTGAAAAGGGACCAGAAATTGTAGTTGATAATGATAGTGCATATTCAAGTCCAGAAGTTAGAAATTTATTACTTGCAATTAATCAAGCAAAGGGATATAGGGGGGTGATGCAAGCAATACAACAATATGCCCCATATGAGTCTGAGTCTCCTCAAACAATTTTTGTTCCCCTTCCAGATATTTCTCAGGAAAGTAGTGAAGAAACTGAATATTCAGGGTCTTCACCTGTTATGGGCGGCGGTGAAACATCTGACCCATTTGATTCTCTTTATATGGGTGGGTAAATAGAAATAAGAGGTAATAACAAATGGCAAATCCGATAGTTTCTAAAAGTGCAGAACCTTCTTATATTGAACGTGTAGATATTATATCTAATAAGAGTCCTGATAAGACAGTAAGTGTTGTTAATGGACCTGTTAGATTAATGTATTATGAGAGTATACTTCAGGATACTATAAGAGCTACTTATACATTTGCTGATTCTGGAAATACCATAGACAATAAAACTGCATTAGAGGGATTGCCTATTGTGGGGCAAGAAAAAGTAACCCTTAAATTTAAAGATAATAATGATAACACGCTTGATCTTGTTTTGTATGTAAATAAAGTCACTCCTCTTGCTGAAGACACTACAAAATCTATGGTTCAAATAGAACTTGTTTCTAAAGAGTTTATTATGAATGAGAAGGTTAGATTAAATACTAGATTTGATGGTAAAATATCAGAGCATATTAAAAAAATTCTTACCGATCAAAATTATCTTGCGACTAAGAAAAAAACTGATATAGAAGAAACTTCAAACAACTATAATTTTATAGGAAATAATAGAAAACCATATTATGCTATGAATTGGTTATCTAAAAAAGCAGTTCCAAATTTTGCAGAAGCAAAAGGAAATACCGCTGGATATTTTTTCTTTGAAACTTCTGAGGGTTTTAAATTTAAATCAATTGATTCTTTGATGAGTCAGGAAAAGAAAAAATCAATAGTCTTTAATCAAAGTCCTGATTCTAAAGGGGATAATCTGCCAGCAGGGTATGATGTTAAAGCACTTGATTATTCAAAAGATAATAATGTTGATGTTCAAGAAAAATTAAAGATGGGGGCTTTTTCTACTAGAACAGTTCTTTTTGATCCATTTAATTGTTATTATGAGGTAGTAGTTCCAAATGCAAAAGAAAAAGAGAAATCATTAAAACTTGGAGGAAAAGAACTTCCTGTATTAAATAAAGAGTTTGATAGAACTGGAGCAAATAAAGATTTTTCTAGAACAACATATTATCTTCTTGACAAAGGTACTCTTCCCTCTGGAAATACTCAACAACAAATAGGAAAATCTTTAGAGGAAAATTTTGAATATAAAAATATATTAAATCAAGCTATCATGAGATATAATCAATTGTTTTCTACTAAAAGTACGATTACGATAGCTGGGGATTTCTCTTTACACGCTGGAGATGCTGTTTTTGTTGATGCAAAACAACTTGCAAATGCTGATGAAGATGTAAATGAAGAGTATGGTGGGCTATATATTATAGCAGATTTATGTCATTACATTTCCCCAAAAGAAACTTATACTAAACTTAATTTGGTGAGAGACTCTTTTGGAAGAGTTGGTAATCACACTTCAGGAAACATACCATTATGACAGACAGAACTCTTCAACAACACATAAATGATGACCGTGATGAACTTGATAATCCAAACACAAGTGGGCAACGTAAGCGTCATTTAGAAGATGAGCTTGGCGCATTAGAGCAATACCAGGTAAATCATCCAGATGAACAACATGATCCAACGTCTTTGGAACTTTATTGCGATTTACATCCAGATGCTCTTGAATGTAGAATTTATGACGATTGATAAGTAATGGAAGGTGGATCTCTTTTTAATCCTGGATTTTTAGGTGCCCATTTTAATTGGTGGATAGGGCAAATCGCCACTGATTCAACTTGGCGAGATAATATTTTGCCAGGAAAATTTGAGAGTAAAGATCAAATACCTGGATGGGGAAGAAGATATAAAGTTAGGATTATAGGTCTTCATGACCAGGGAGAAACTGAAATACCATCAGATCAACTTCCATGGGCACAGGTGATGTATCCCATCACTGCTGGAGGTGGGCAGGCAAATGCTGGTGCAACTTCTAATCTCCGTCAGGGAATGTTCGTGTTTGGGTTTTTCCTTGATGGGCAGGAGCAACAAGTTCCTGTTATTATGGGTGTACTTGGAAATAATGCCCAGACTTCTCTTTCTACCACAATAGGTGATGGTAAGGTAACAAATACTCAACCTGGAAGTCTTGCTGTAAGTGGTCACGCAACTCCTGCCGATGGCAATAAGGATCCAAATATAAAGGTTCCTGATGAAGGACTTGTAATTAATAAACCAAAGACACAAGAACAATCTCAGGAATGTGCTCCTGCTCCACCAGGAGTATCTGTAAATGAGTTTGGATTAAGAGCAGATAAACCTTTATCATCAACTCAATTTAGAGACCAGCAGAGTGCAATTGCTGAAGCAGAAGCAAGAGGATTAACTGGAACTGAACGTAGTAATTTTATTCAGAAAGCAGTTTCTGATGGTATTGCTGCAAGATGTAAAGAGGCAAGTTCTCCAACTTCCCCATCCCAACCTGGAGCAACAAAGGAAAATGTAGATGCTGTCCATGAAGTATCTAAAGCTGATGTAGTAAGAAACGATTATTATAATAGAAAAACTGTTTTAATGTCTCCATGCGATCAAGTTAAGTCTGCATTAACGGCTATTCAGACAGAAATTGAAAATCTAACAAAAGATATTGATAAAGTTTTAAATACAGCACAAAGTTATGTTGATGCAGTTTCAAATACACTTAGTGATATTCAAAGTTTAATTTCTGATGCTGCTTGTACAATTGCAAAATATATGAAGATAGTTTTTGATAAAATTAAAGAGTATGTTTTAAAACAAATTAATAAAGCATTATCCCCTACAGTAGAATTATTACCTCCTAATATGAGGTTTATGTATGCGGACATTAAAGAAACTATCACGGAATTAATTTCTTGTCTTTATAATAAAATAACAAATGGTCTTTGTGCATTGGTGCAGGGTCTTTTAGATCAAGAAGTTAAAAAGGAACTTCCCCCTGAAGAAGATAAATTAAAATCTCCAAGAACAAAGATATGTTCAGTTGAAAAATTAACAGGAGATTTGATTGCTTTGAATATGGAAGAAATGAATACTGGAATAAATGGAGTATTGGATAATGTAGATCAATTTTTAAATGATGCTCAGGAACAAATCGGAGTAGTTTCTAGTGCTATTTCTTCTGGGGGAAGTATAATAGATAGTATTAGCGGAAGTATTACATCTGCCCTGAGCTTCGAAAATATAACATTAAATGTTTTTGGGTGTGATTTAAAACCAAATTGTGCCACTTCTGATTTTTATACTCTTGCAAATGGGGGAGGGGCTGCTGAAGAACCACAACAGCCAAGACCATCTGAAGTTGATAAGGCTGCACAACAAACTCCTCCAACGGTACAACCTACAGAAAAACCATTTGCTCAACCAAGTCAAAATCAACCAGATATTGATTTTGGTACGAGAGAGGAAGCAGTCCAAGCAGTTCAAACTGGACAAGTTACTTTTGCATAATGTGAAATAAATATCAGTAATTAAAAGGGAATATGGCTTTCGATTTATTTGGAACACCTACTAAAGATGACATTAGGGTTGGATATATTGATCCTACTCTTGGTTATGTTGATGGTGTTTCTATTTGTGAGGCAAATGATTACGCTAAAAATAATCC